TGTTAGAGGTGCAGATCGCCCAGATACTCTGCGAGGAGTGTCACTCACCTACGCTGTGCTTGACGAGGTTGCCGACATCAAACCAGAAGCATGGGAGCAAGTCATTCGTGCTTCGCTGTCAGACAAAAAAGGTCGGGCAATGTTCATCGGAACTCCCAAAGGTCGTAACTTTTTCTATGACATTTTTAAACTCGGAAAATCAGAAACCGACCCCGACTGGAAAAGTTGGCACTTCACCACCAAAGACAATCCCTTGATTGACCCAACTGAGATTGAATCTGCCAAGAAAACCCTCTCTACCTTTGCTTTCAAGCAAGAGTACATGGCTTCCTTTGACAACGCTGGCTCGGATGTCTTCAAAGAAGAATGGCTGAAGTATGGGGTAGAACCTGACTATGGTAGCTACTACATTGCTGTGGACTTGGCTGGATTTGAGGAAGTTGCCAAACAAGCCGCCAATTCTAAGAAAAGGCTAGACCAGACCGCCATCGCCGTGGTCAAAGTGACAGATGATGGAAAGTGGTTTGTCAAAGAGATTGCCTATGGGCGGTGGGACATCAGGGAAACAGCCGCCACGATTCTGCTGAAAATGAGGGAATACCGCCCTTTGTCAGTGGGAATTGAGAGGGGTTCGTTAAAAAACGCAGTTTTGCCGTATTTAAGTGACTTAATGCGGAAAAATAATGTATATTCACACATAGTTGACTTAACGCATGGCAACAGGAAAAAGACAGACAGAATTATCTGGAGTCTCCAAGGGCGGTTTGAGCATGGGCGCATTGTGCTGAACTCTGAGGAAGATTGGGATGAATTCAAAGACCAACTTTTGATGTTTCCAGCCCAAGGCGTACATGATGACTTACCCGACTCTTTGTCATACATCGACCAACTTGCTGTCACTTCATACTTCCAAGATGACCAAGAAGATGAGTGGGAGCCTTTAGATGTAATTTCGGGAGTATAAATGGCAACTGGATTATTTGGCGAAGTTTTACCCTACATCTACTCTAGAGCAGATGCGCTCAAGCGCACTTTAGGAGATTTTGCATCTAATCCTATGGCTTCTGCTGAACAAGTTGTCAATAACGCTAATGATCGTGCAAGAAGATTTAATCAGTTACAAACACAAGTTGCCTCTCAAGGAATGACTGGTCTAACAAGCCCTGAAGGTCAACAGTTATCAAATATTTACACTGACGCATACAACCCAGTTGGTATGCTTCTTGGCAAGTCGGCAACAGGTATGAAGCCACTTGTTGACCAAGCGAACTTACTTGCTAGGCAAGGAGTTCCTGATTACAAAATTACAGAAATAACTGGTCTTGAACGAGTCCCAATGGGTCAAGGTCGTATGCCTGAATGGGGAAAACAAATTTCTGATGTAGGTGTTGTAATCAAACAAGATGTTTTAGAAAGACTAAAAACACCGATACAAAAAAATATAAGTTATGGTAGGCAAACTCCAGTAGAAAACATAACAATAGGGGACTTGTTAGATCATCCAGAATTGTTTAATGCTTATCCAGAGTTAAAAAATATTCCAGCAGAAAAAGTTTCAGGGATGATGTTTGGAACAGAAGCATATTACGACCCAAAAAGCAATATTGTTGGATTAAAAGGATTAAACCAATACATGATGGACAAAGTTGATAAACAACTTGTAGATACAACAAGTTCTTTATTACATGAATTACAACACGCTGTTCAAACAATTGAAGGATTCCCTAGAGGTGGAAATACTAGAGAATTTATGAAAAAATCAACTGAAAGAGTTGAGCAAGAATTAAGAAAGGTCGATGATATATTTGCAACCAAAGCGTCAAATTTAACTAAACTCAAAGTCACATCAAATGATTTGAAAAATATAGTTGATTTTAGCAAAGGAAAAACTCGTTACTTATCTGATAAACAAATAGATGTTTTTTCAAATCCAGACATGGTTGATATTTTTCAAAATTACATGAAATACCAAGGATTGCGTGATAAGGTTAAAGCAAGAGAAAAAGAAGTTTTTTCTAATTACAAATCTTTGGCTGGAGAAGCTCAAGCTAGAGCAACTCAAAAACAATATGAAACTGGAAAAATGACTGTGCCATTAACAGAATCTTACGATGTGCCAGTAGAATCACTGATATATCGTGACCCTTTTGGAAGCACAACAAGGTAACACTATGGCAACAGATAAACAAGTCAAACTTGAACAAAACGAATTTTATGAGCCTACTGAGGCTGATAAAGAACTGACAGCATTTGTTACTGACCATTGCACCAAGTGGCGTGACTACCGAGACACAAACTTCCTCCCTGATTGGCTTGAATACGAACGCATATTCCGAGGTCAATGGGCTGTAGAAGACAAAACTCGTGAGTCAGAGCGTAGCCGTATCGTTACCCCTGCCACACAACAAGCAGTTGAGACTCGTCATGCTGAAATCATGGAAGCAATCTTTGGTCAAGGTGAATTCTTTGACATTGAAGACAATATCCAAGATGTGAACGGCAACCCCATTGATGTTGAGTTAATCAAGGCTCAACTGATGGAAGATTTTAAGAAAGACAAGATTCGCAAATCCATTGACCAGATTGAGTTGATGGCTGAAATCTATGGAACAGGCATTGGCGAGATTATTGTCAAGACTGAAAAGGAGTTTATCCCTGCCACTCAGCCCATTCCCAATATGCAAGGTCAAGCGGCAATTGGTGTGATTGAGAGAGACAGGATTGGCGTGAAGATCATGCCGATCAACCCCAAGAACTTCCTCTTTGACCCCAACGGTACTTCCATTGATGACTGTATGGGCGTGGCTATCGAGAAATATGTCTCAATCCACAAGGTTGTTGAAGGAATCGAGAGAGGCATCTACCGCAAAGTAGACATCACGCCCACCTACGAAGACACCGATCTTGAACCTACCCAAGAAGTATCGCAGTACCAAGATGAGAAGGTATTGCTGTTGACCTACTACGGGTTAGTACCCCGTGAGTATTTGAACAACTTAGAGGAAAACAAGGACATTGTTGAGTTGTTTCCTGACAATTCTTATGCCGAGGACTACACCGACATGGTGGAAGCCATTGTTGTGATTGCCAACGATGGTTTATTACTCAAGGCTGAGGAAAACCCTTACATGATGAAGGACAGACCTGTTCTGTCTTACCAAGACGATACCGTTCCCAACCGTTTATTGGGTCGTGGCACAGTGGAAAAAGCATTCAATATGCAAAAAGCCATTGATGCACAAACCCGTAGTCACTTGGATTCACTGGCATTGACCACTTCTCCCATGATTGCGATGGATGCAACTCGTCTTCCAAGGGGTATGAAGTTTGAGATAAAGCCCGGAAAAGCAATCCTTACCAATGGCGCACCGTCAGAGATTCTTTATCCATTCAAGTTTGGTCAAAGTGACCCCAACAACCTAGCAACTGCCAAAGAATTTGAGCGTATGCTGTTGCAAGCCACAGGAACTCTAGACTCTCAGGGCTTGGTTAGCCAGTCTAGCCGTGATGGTGGCGGTATGTCGATGGCAGTAGCCTCCATCATTAAGAAATACAAGCGTACTTTGGTGAATTTCCAAGAAGATTTCTTGATTCCATTCATCAAAAAGGCGGCTTTCCGCTATATGCAGTTTGACCCAGAGCGTTATCCCTCTGTTGACATGAATTTTGTGCCTACTGCTACCTTGGGCATCATTGCTCGGGAGTATGAACAACAACAATTCATTGGTTTGTTGCAGACTTTGGGTGCTGAAACCCCTGTTTTGCCGATTTTGCTCAAAGGCATTATTGGAAACAGCAGTTTATCTAACAGAATGGAGTTGATTGCCAAGTTAGATGAGATGATGCAACCCAATCCTGAAGCACAACAGATGGCGCAGATGCAACAACAGTTGGCGTTGCAAGCGGCACAGGCTCAGATTGCAGTTTCTACTACTCAAGCAGAGCAGAATCGTGCTGAGGCTACCAAATTGTCAGTTGAAGCGCAGTTGTTGCCTCAAGAAATACAGGCTAAGAACCTTTCTTCGATCACCAAGAACTTGCCTAATGAAGATGATGCTAATCAGCGTGAATTCGACAAGAGAGTTAAGATTGCTGAGTTGATGTTGAAGGAAGCTGACATCAAGAACAAGTCTAAGATTGTTGAACTGCAAATGGCAGAGAAAAACAACAAGATTTCAGGCATGGAAGAAGACTTCCTAGAACAATTATCTCGTGAATTAGGTTCTGGACAGACAGGAATTCAATAATGAATATTGAAAACCTAGCCAAGGAGTTAATCCTTAAGAACATGACTCCTGAACAGCAGATGGCTGTTTTGGATTCAGTGCGTCAGTCGGTTCTTCAAGCCAAAGAAGTGCAAAAGAAGAAGATTGGCGAGAATGTTGACTTGGTTGTCCAAGCCCTCAAGAAGATTGAATCTGACATTCGTTCTCGTTTTGACGATGTTGGCAATGCCATTGAAAAGCGTGTTGCTTCTATCAAAGATGGTCGTGATGGTATCAACGGCACAGATGGAAGGGATGGCAAAGATGGAAAAGCAGGTCGAGATGGCGCAAAGGGTGATAAGGGTGACGCTGGTAAAGATGGGCGTGATGGAGTGGATGGTGTTGATGGTGTTTCTGTTACCTCTGCTCGGATTGATTTTGACGGTAGTCTTATCATTACATTGTCTTCTGGTGTTGAACTCAATGTTGGTGAGGTTGTTGCTCCTGACCTTGCAGAACGCATCAAAGTCATTACTAATGGTGGCGGCACTTCTCAGTTTGTTCTTGATACTCTAGCCTCATTACAGACTCAGATTGACAACCTGATTCCTAGTCAGACAGGGAATGCAGGAAAGTTTTTAACTACAAATGGAACTACTCTTTCTTGGGGAACTGGTAGCGGTGGATTAAGTTATCAGGGTACTTGGAACGCTTCAACAAATACACCCACATTGGCTAGTAGCACTGGTGTTAATGGCTACTATTACATCACTGCTACGGCTGGCTCAACTAACCTAGATGGCATTACAGATTGGCAAATTGGCGATTGGTTGCTATTTAATGGAACAGTTTGGCAAAAGATTGACCAAAGCAACTTAGTTACTTCTGTTAATGGACAAACTGGTGCTGTATCGGTTGGAACTGTAACAAGTGTGGCGGCTACGGCTGGGACAGGAATTACTGTTACTGGTAGCCCGATTACATCAAGTGGTACTCTAACCATCACCAACACTGCACCAGATCAGACGGTTGCTTTAACTGCTGGTACAGGTATTAGCACTAGTGGTACTTACCCTAACTTCACTATCACGAATACTGCCCCTGACCAGACTGTTGCTTTGACAGGTGCAGGGACTACCTCAATCAGTGGTACTTACCCTAATTTCACCATTACATCAAATGACCAGTATGTAGGCACTGTTACATCTGTAACAGGTACTTCTCCTGTTGCATCAAGTGGTGGTGCTACCCCTGCAATTTCTCTTTCTGCTGGTTATGGTGACACTCAGAATCCTTATGCTTCTAAAACTGCAAACTTTGTCTTAGCCGCACCTAATGGGTCTGCTGGTGTACCGACATTCAGAGCAATTGTTGCCGCTGATATTCCTACGCTTAATCAAAATACCACTGGCACTGCATCTAATGTCACAGGAACTGTAGCTGTTGCTAATGGTGGTACTGGTCAAACAAGTTATACCAATGGGCAACTTCTAATTGGCAACACAACTGAAAACACCCTTACAAAAGCAACATTAACTGCGGGTACAGGAATATCTATTACAAACGGCACTGGCTCAATTTCAATTGCCTCAACAGCAACAGGAACAGTTACAAGTGTTGCGGCAACAGTCCCTGCATTTTTATCTATTTCAGGTTCACCAATTACAACAAGTGGAACTTTGGCAATTGGATTGTCTGGTACAGCATTACCAGTAGCTAATGGTGGTACAGGTGTAACTACTTCAACTGGTTCTGGCGCAAATGTATTAGGAACATCACCAACACTTACAACACCAACAATTAACTCAGCGCAAGTTGCTACTGTGTCAGGCACTGCGCCTTTGTATATGTGTAGGGCTTGGGTGAATTTCAACGGCACAGGTACTGTGGCGATTCGTGCGAGTGGGAATGTGACAAGTATTACAGACAACGGCACAGGTGACTACACAGTTAACTTCACAACTGCAATGCCTGATGTAAATTATGCAGTTAATGCTTCTGCTGGAACAAACACGCTTACAACACCTGTTCAACTTGGTTATTTCAAAATAAATTTTTCGCCTGCTTCTAATGCATATGTAGCGCCAACTACTTCTGCCGTCAGGATTGGAATGATAGATTCAGCTTCATATGATGTTCAACACGCATATGTATCCATATTCAGATAAGGAAAAAAACCATGAATCAAAGAATCATTTATCCAAACGATGATGGTGGCGTGTCAATCATTGTTCCAGCATCAGATTGCGGTTTAACCATTGAGGAAATTGCCGCCAAGGATGTTCCTGCTGGCAAGCCTTACAAGATTGTGGATGTCGCTGACATTCCAACAGACCGCACATTTCGTAACGCATGGGAATTTTCAGAATGATTACCATCAACATTGACAAAGCCAAAGCCATTGCTCACGACAAACGCAGAGAAGCACGATCTGCTGAATTTGCGCCATTGGACATCAAGGCAACCATTCCATTTGAAGCAACAGCGGCAGAAGCGGCAAGGCAAGCTGTGCGTGACAAGTACGCCACCATGCAGACAGCAATTGATTCAGCATCTACTGTTGACGCAATCAAAGCGGCTATGCCATGAGTCCAGACCTACAAAAGTATTATGAAAATCGGTTTGAAACGATGGGTAGCCAAGGTTGGAAGGATTTAATTATTGATATTGACAATATGATAGAGTCACTCAATAATATAAGCGTAATTCCTGATGAAAAGACCTTGCAGTTCCGCAAAGGAGAACTTTCCATCTTGACTTGGCTGAAAACCTTGAGAGAGGTCAGCGAACGAGCCTACGAGGAATTGAATGAAAAGAATGTTTGAATTTGCCTGTGAAAACGGGCATAAAACCGAAAGACTCTGTGATTATGAGACGCAGAGTTTCAGGTGCGAATGCGGAGAAACAGCCAACCGCATACTCAGTGCGCCAGCCTTTAGGTTGGAGGGGTGGTCTGGAGCATTTCCATCAGCGCATGGAAGGTTCGAGAAAAGCCATCTTGACAAACTAAAGTCTGAACGCAAGCAAAACTCATAAGCAGAAATGCCGAGTTTAATGTCCTAAAACCGATTAACGGCAGGAAAAGGAAAAAATATGTCGATTGTTGACAATGATGACCAGACGCTAAG